GCCGAGCTTCTGCTTTTGAATCAAACTTGATGCCATCGACCACAGTTTTAATGTTGCCAAATTTGTTAAATCGCATCACTTTTCCCCCTCATTTTTTTTAAGGTACTCGGCCAACGCCGTCTCAATAATCGATGTCATTGTTACTTCGCCAAGCGCGGCGACTTCTCTCAAATCGGACATGAGTGACGGTTGTAGCTTTATAAAAAACGGCAGTTTTCTGGGGGGTCTTTTTAAAAATGTCACGCTTGGTCAACCCTAATCATTTAAGAAGTTGACAAAGTTATAGCATTAAATGTATATACTGTGAATAAGGTATTTTTAACGAACAGGAGAATAAAATGACTAAAGCAATCGACACAGCAGCAAAAAGAGCATTACGCATTTTCAGGACACACGGCAAAAAAGCAGCTAACAGATTTGTCGGGGAAGAAGCCTTGTTTTTGAACGACTACAAAGTCAATAAGAAAACCCACGACATTGTTGCCCAGATTGAAGCCGCAATCGTAATCGAAGCTAGTCTTGAAGCGATGAGCGCCTAACAAACAACGGGGCTGCGGCCCCAAACAGAGGGAGAAGAGGAAATGAGCATACAAGCACAGTTTAACGAAGACGCTATTGACCAGTTGACATTGGTAAAAGCTTTTATAGACAAGGCTGAGAAGTTCGACGCGGATCAAATGAAATCCGCGACGATACAAAAAATAATGAACTGCACACCAGCACTGGCGGAGATGACCCCCGTACAAGTTTATGATCTTGAAGATGAGTTGATCAATAAATTTAAACGAAATGGCTGGATGGTTGAGGGAGATGAATGATGGCAAATTTCAAGCAAGTAAACTTACAAATTAAAAAACGACACGAAGGCATCGAACTGGTACGCGGCGACGGGTACGCATATTTTGACGGCGCAAACGGATTTGACAAAATCGACAGCATTTGGGCGCATCAAACTTCAACATCAACAGAAGACATGACGCGAATGGCGCTCGAAGCAATAGCCGCGATAAATGAGGGAGATGACTGATGGATGAACAAGATTTTTGCGACTGCACCGCCGTTTGGAACAGCGGCACATTTGCCAGTGAAACAGCGTGGGTGTGCGAGCCCGATGAAGTTGTCGAAAGCCGTGCGACAATTGAAGACTTCAAAATCGGAGTTGCCAAAGGTAAAGATGTCGAAACTTACGACACACCGCATGGCACACTGTATGTTTGGTCAGAGGTAAAGCCTCGCCCAGCAAGTTCAAAAGGAAACCTGTTTGCCATGGAAAATGGCGAGAAGACTTTTAGCTATTTTGCTGGGACACCGTGATGGCTGGAAAATACGAAGCCGGGGCAGAACATAGGGGCAAGTACGTCACCTATATCCGCGTCAGCACAAATAGGCAGGGGCAATCGGGCCTCGGCCTTGAGGCTCAGACCAAAGCCATTGACGACTATTTGAATGGCGGCGACTGGGAAATCATTGAAAGTTTTGAAGAGGTCGAAACCGGGACAAATAAAAAGAAACGTCCCCAGCTTATGAAGGCGCTAGAGCTATGCGAGGAGACAGGCGCAACATTACTAGTCGCAAAGATAGATCGTTTGGCAAGGAACGTCGCTTTCGTTTCAAAACTTTTGGAAAGCAAAATTGATTTTGTCGCGGCTGATATGCCGATGGCGAATAAATTGACGATACATATTATCGCCGCGATGGCCGAATATGAGAGCGATCAGATTAGCAAACGCACAAAGGACGCACTGGCCGTTGTTAAGGGCCGGGGCGTCAAGCTTGGCAACCCTAACCCTGACGGGGCTATGAAGCTTGGCCGGGCTGTACGCACCGCACAGGCCGACGAAAAGGCCGAAGAAGTGTACGCGGTGATAGAACGAATACGCAAACTTGGCGTGTTGACGCTACGTGGGATTGGCGAAGAGTTGCAAGAGCGCAAGGTATTGACTGCCCTTGGCAAAAAAAAGTGGGGCCCGGAGCAAGTCAAGGCGGTCATTCAGCGCATAGAAAACATCGAGTGAACAAAAAAACTAACAAATAGTGAATAAAAATAATTTATTTCATCCAAAAAATACGCAAAAAATAATTAAAAGTGAGTAAAAAAATGGACTATTCGACGCACATCGAGAACAGAGATTACATCAACGACATGAAGAACGACGCAGACACGGAAGAGAGAATCCGGATATTAAACAGACGGCAAACAATTATTGCCGCGCAGTGGGCTCAAACCAGCTATCAGCTACGTCAATACCAACAAAGGCAACTAAAGCAACTAAAGACGGACCCATATCAATTTTGGTGTTTAACAAGCAAGCACAGGATGGTTTCAATGGCCGTTATGAACGCCCATTTTAGCCGCACAAAATTGAGCCCAAGTGGGGTGGCACGGGATTTGGGATATAGCCGAGCGTCTGTTAGTAAGCTGTTGAAAGAAGCTCAAAAACTTGGCCTTTTGATCGAAGAAAGTGGATGTCAATACAAACCGAGCTTAGACACAATCGATGGATTTATTTTTTATACTAACGAGACAATGTCGATGTCGGAAATGGTCAGATTGGCGGCGGGGGTAATCCGTTTGAACTCCGGTGCTTTCAAGTCACCAGCGAAGCAAAAACACAACGAAAACCGAATTTCTATTAAGTTGTAAAAGTGTGTATTTTTGAGACAGCAATGTGTGTTTTTTTGAGACAACGCTGATTTGACGTTCACCAGCAATTCGTGCTTAGAATCGTTTTCACAATAACAGGATTAAGAACGGGACAAGATATGACGATTGCAAAAGGATTTCGTAAAACAGAACTAAAACGTGCAATTGCCGCAAGCTCTGAGGCAGGTCTTGAAGTCCGACAGGCTGAAATTGGCGCTGACGGGACAATTAGATTAACATATGGCAGTGAACAGCCAAAAATGCGAAACGAATGGGATGAGGAATGAAAAAGCCACTGCCACTTTATTGCTACCGTTTTCAAGACCGGCACGGAAAATGGCGGGTCCGTTTTAATGACCGTAAACATTCAACCTATTTAAAGTCTGCAATTGGCTCTCCAGAATTTAAAGCTGAGTATAGGGCGGCATTGCTAGGCCAAGGGGAAGTAAAGTCTCCTTCAAAAAAAGCAAGTGAGCCGGGCACGGTTTCACGCATCATAGAGTTATATTATAAATCACCCGAATATGTAGGCTTGCGAGACACCACGAAACCAAATTACCGAAGTATTTTAGAACGCTTTCGTGCCAAACACGGCCACAAAAGGGTGTCGCGTCTTGAAAAACAGCATCTTAAAGAAATTGCAGCAAGTATGGGGGAGCGTAAAAGCGCCGCTAACAATATGCTAAAAAGATTGGCTGTTGTGTTTGAAATTGCAGTTGATCTTAAATGGATTACCGTTAATCCAGCGAAAGGAATTAAGAAATTTAAAATAAAATCTAAAGGGCATTATGCTTGGACAGAAGAAGACATTGAGGCATTCCAAAAAGTTTACGCATCAGGAACCCGCGAGCGTCTAGCTTTAACTCTTATGCTTTATACAACCTGTCGTATCTCGGATGCCGTTAAGATGGGGAAGCAACACATAAAAAAAGGTCGGATTCAATTTAATCCACAAAAATCAGATGACGCGGACCAAATAATTGATATTCCTGTGCATCCAGAATTGCAAAAAGAGCTAAGTTTAATCCAACACAACCAACTCACTCTTATACTTACAGAGAATAGAACCCCATACAACGCTAGAACTGGGGGAGCGTGGTTTTCGCGAAAGTGTACTGAAGCCGGTCTGCCACAATGTACGGCTCATGGATTAAGAAAATCTGGTGCCGTGCGAATGGCACAGAACAGGCGGTCGCCACATGAAATCCAAGCGGTGACAGGCCATAGAACTTTAACCGAGGTTACAAAATATACTGAGGATGCGAATCGTGCCGGGTTAGCCAATAACGCGGTCAAAGGGAATAAGAAAAAGGTTTAATAATTACTTTAACGAAGGGACAAACAATGAACAGCCTTGCACTAACCTTTAATAAGCTTGCACTAACCTTAACAAAAAACGATATATATCAATGGCTTACAAAGGAAGTGGTGGTCCCGGCAGGATTGCTATTTCCGTTTAATATCAATAACTTATCTGCACTAACCCCCAAAAAAGGGGCGTTGATATCATTAAACAATAAAAACGGGCGCACCAACCTTTTTGCGTCTCTCAACATAAATCCGGTCATGTTTGTCATCCAAAGTTTGTGCGTTGCCGCGTTCATGCTCGGCCTGTTCGCAGCCGTCATAATTGCCGCCGCGTTGATGGGGGTATTGTGAAATGCAACCAGATTTATTTGCACAACCTTATCCAGAAACACCTGGCACATACAACGTTTCAACAAGCATCCAAGCCGCCGCTTCTATGCAGCCGAAAGCATCGCGCCTGAGAGGCCTCTGCCTCGACGCCATAATCGATTACGGCGACATGACGCCGGACGAAACTGCCGCTTTTTTGGGCCTCGACAAACTGTCGATTCGGCCTCGATTTAGCGAACTTAAAGCCATGGGTGAAATTGTCGATACTGGCGAACGTCGTTCGAACGACAGTGGGAAAAAAGCAATCGTCTGGGCTATCTCAACACATAATTAAAAGAGGAAAAAATGGTAGGTAAAGTCACTTCAAACAAAAAGGCAAGCGCATCAATCTTGCCAGCAATAATGGGTCATTCAAAATATGACAGCCGCAACTCTGTTCTTGAGAAGGTCTGCAAGGCTAACCTCGGAGAGGAAAATCACTGGGAAGGGAACGAGGCAATGGACTGGGGCAACACCCTTGAGCCTGTCGTTCTAAAGCAGATGGCTGACCGTCTGCGGATCGCGCATGACCCAGATATTGATTACGCGATAATTCATCAAAGCATCCCGCTTGAGGCAAGCCTTGACGCGATCGGGTTTGGCACTGGAAAAATTATTTCGACTGATGCGTCCAAAGGCATTTTTGTTATGAACGAATCGGGGAGCATTGTGCTTCGTGGTGAGGGTGCAATGGAGTGCAAAGTTACATCCGTGCGGCCAGAAGATCAGCCAGATTTGGCGCGTGGGCCGCTTCAGTTGCAGGGGCAAATGATGTGCGCCGGGCATAAATGGGGGGCTATTGGTGTCTTATATCAAGGCATCTGCCTTCGTATCTTTTTGTTTGAAGTCCATGAGCCCACCGTTAAAGCGATTACAGAAGCCGTCATTGATTTTGACAGGCGGGTTCATTCAGCTCCATTAGATTGGTATTCGATTGATGACACGTCTGACGCAATTCTTATTTATCCGCTAGCAGAAGCTGAATCGTCAGTAGATTTGGACGAAAAAAACGCGAAGGTTTTAGAGCAATATTTGTTGCTTAAAGATGAGATTAAACAAGCCAATGAAGCCTTGGCATTAATCACGGTCGATATCCAAAAAAAGATGTGCAACCATGCGATTGCAAACGTGCCTGGCTACACAGTGAAATGGCCAATGAAGAATTACAAAGCACAACCAGAGAAAATCATACCGGCTAAACCGGCAACATCATCACGTCAATCAACCATCACCGTGAAAGAAATCAAATGAATAAAAATATGCTTGTCCCCACCAATATGAATGAAGCCATTCAATTTTCAGAGATGCTTGCGAGTTCGTCCTTAGTTCCAAAAAACTTTCAGGGTAAACCCAGCGATATTTTAGTTGCCGTTCAGTGGGGTGCCGAAGTGGGATTGCCGCCTATGTCCGCCTTGAACGGTATTGCTGTGATTAACGGGAAACCTAGTCTGTACGGTGACGCCGCACTCAGCTTAATCACAGGTCACCCGCAATATGGCGGTCATCAAGAGAGCATCGAAGGTGAAGAGGCAAGCTGCACGATCGTCAGAGTTGTCAACGGTAAAGAAGTTGCGACGGTTAGAACCTTTTCAAAAAAAGACGCTGAACGTGCCAGGCTTTGGGGGAAGATGGGGCCGTGGAAGGACTATCCGAAACGTATGTTGGCCATGAGGGCGCGGGGTTTCGCTATAAGAGACGCTTTTCCAGACGCTTTAAAGGGCGTTGTGACGGCTGAAGAGGCCGCTGATATGCACATAGAACCAGGCATAAAAGATGTTACTCCAGCCAACCCCTTGGACACTACATTTGCCCCAGAGATTGAGGCGATTGAGGCGATTGAGCCCTTAGAATTAGAAGAATCCAAGGAGACACGCGATTGGGAATTAGTCAGCGAAACCGGCATACATGCTTTTCCGTCAGTGTCTGGTTGGAGAGCCAATTTTGAAATGACACTAAGCTCGATTGATGCAAATGGTGCAAAAACTTTTACCGCACGGCGGCATGACTGCGCGGAATATAAAAAGGCGAACGATGACACCATTAGCAGAATTGAAGTCGAACAGCCCGACCAGCATAAAGAAATCAAAACGTACTATACGAAATTGATTAAAAGACTGAGCGTAAAAGCGAAGGAAAATGGCGAATGAAATATCCACTGAGCCATAAGCAAAAAAATATTTATGATTTCATTAAGGGCTACGCGCAGACTGAAGGTGTGATGCCAACGTATAGATGCATCGCCGCGCATTTTAAACTCTCGGTCGGAAACGTGGGTGGATATATTGATCGCCTGGTCGAGCGGGGTTATTTGATCCGTGACAGGAACTTGCGTTCAATTGATTTTGCAACCGACATTGGCGTGCAAATTAGAGAGCTTACGGCGATTAAACACGCGGCGGCGACATACATTACAATTTCAAAGGGTGATGATGTTAGCACCCCAAAATCTGTTCAAGCTTTTAAGATGTTAGAAACTTTAGTCATATGAAAAAACGACACATCACAAAAGTTATATACCGATTTTCTGATGGCACAGTAGAAATGTCAGATACTGTGTCTGTTGTTAATCTTAATTATACTTGGCTAACTGCGGCCTTTGCAAAGCTTAAAAATTGTTGGGTAAATCATAATGGTTGAAGAAAAGAAAAAACAAGGGACCAAACACATTACAAAAAAAATGGCGCAAAAAACCGCTGACGATATCCAAAAGTATTGGGGGAAACAGGGACACACGGTTAATTTGTGGATAGAAACAGTTACACACGGAAACGCCAGAGACTACGCCGTCAGATCAGATATGAAAAATGGGTTTCCTTGTCCTGATGCATAACTATTTATTCGTTTTGCGGCGATCAATAAACCACCAAGTTAAGGCCACTTCAGTTAAAAACAAAATCTTTAAGACGACCAACTTACCTAAACTACTTGCATCACTTCCTCATTTCTTAGGTCTCATCGCCCGATCACCAAACCAGAATAGAACGGCTGTCGATGCCATATAGATAACAGACTGGATGATCGTTTCTTGTTGGCCTAAATCTTCTGTGGTCGAGAATATGTACCACACGATAATTACGAGAAGTACGGTAAGTATTGGCCTGATCAATCTTAGTATAGCTGCCACCCAAGGGTAAGGAACTTCCACATCCTGGAACAGTCCGTAGGCCGCGACCTTTGCCCTACCCGCCTGTTCCTCTTCAACGATTGCACGTTCGTTTTCTAGCTCACCAGATCGAAGCTCAGACTGAAGGCGAGTCATTTCGATCACCCTAATATGCTCTTTGTCTTTCTTCTTTTCTTCCAGATAGCCATCTACAAAACCGAAAACTTTACCGATAACCGAACCAAGGATGCCAGTTATACCACCCGACATTACGCTCATTAAAACGTCTAACATTACCAAGTCCTTTTACGTGATGTATCTAGGTGAATGAAGCTATTATATCTAAGGCCCATGCCTTTGAACCCAACTCGATCAGCGACCTTGCGTATCTCTTCTTTGTCGTGTCCGCGTAGCTGCACATCAAAAGCGTTCCCATTTAGGTGCGAACTTTTGGGGGCTCCACCACAGGCGGCGTTTCTGTAAGGGCTACGGTATGCGGAAGATAGATGGATAGGACGGCCAAGAAGGGACCGCAAATTATCGAGGCAAGAAAGGGCATGGGCATCGATTTTAATTGACCCGTCTCCTCGGCAAGCAATTTCGAGGGGTCGGAAGAAGAGGCTAGTCCACGCATTTTCTGGTATCTCTGACCAGTGGCTATAGATCATTTCATATCTTTCCAAGCGTCTATGCTCTCAGCCTGGTCCAGCAAATCTTGATGGCTCATAAAAAACAGCGGGTAATTTGGAAGTGTCTTACACCCGGCGACTGACAAAAGCGCGAACAGAACTAGAAGCTTATTCATTTGGTTTACCTCTCAACAGTAGTTGGCCTGTGTGACCCGTTGTGTAAGCTCTCTAATTTTTGAATCCGTCTTTCATTGCTTTTGCACGTAACGTCAACAGCCGCAACATTACCTATAATTCTCTCCACCTCACGATGCTGAATCTCGAGTTTTGACGGCGCAAGAATAGATGACAAAACGGCGGTTTTCTGCATATTTAAGTCTATCATGTTCTCTTGGTGGTCCGTGCGTTGATCTAATTTTCTCAAGCGAGATTCGTAGTCTTTTCTTAGCTCATTGAAGCGTTCTTCAATCACAATTATTTTTTGCTTTACGATCACGCTACTAGTGACGATTGCGACCAAAACGGACGCGAGACTCAGCAAAAGCTTTACGTCGATTGACCCTTCCATAATCTACGGCTTTTCGGGCCAAGTAATGTTGTTTAGATCAGCTTGCGCGGGAACGTCTCTCAACGCAGCACGATAAGCCGTTTGTGCGTCAGTCATCGTTTGATCAGATGCGCCCCACCAATCTGTCTCAGCCAGAAGACCATCGCGTTCTTCGCGTATATTAGCCATAGTTCGTGCAGCTTCGCCGTCTGCCCACTCTTTTTCCTCTGCGTCAACGAGTGCATTTTCTGCATCTGTTAAATTCACAACTTGAGACCCGGAAGGACTTGCAATCATTTTTGTTCTAATAGCCATTATTTTTACCCTCAATTCAGTTG